TTTGTTTCTCGTTCAATCGGTAACGCTGGCCCAACAACATCAACCGGAGATTTCTCAATGGTTGTTGTAAATCCAGATGCTTGGACATGGTATGAGTCACCACGCTTTACATTGCGCACAGCAATTCAAAGCGATGGAACGATTGACATTCTTTACTATGGCTATGCAGCAATTGCTCCAAAAATTCCATTTGGCGCATGCTGGAACCAGACCTGAGCCGACTAACAAATCACTATCGGTAGCGGTCGCTCCCGAACGCTACTGACACGAAAGGAACCGAGATGCCAGCAATAGTCACAGCCTCACAGCTACGATCCATTCTTGGTGTCTCGGTTTCTTTATATTCTGATGCACAGCTAGATTCTTTTATAGATTCCGCTGAGCAAACGATTTTGCCTTTACTTACGCAATACCAATCATCGGTGACATTTGCCAATGTGGATAATGCCGTCATTTATTTCACAACTATCCGGCCAAATTATTTCGTGCCGGGGCAATCTGTCATTGTTACCGGGGCCGGAACCTACAATGGCACTTACACAGTCACCGATGATCGTATTGAACCATTTACATTTACAGCGGCCACAGCTGCCGCAGATCGCACATATCCATTGCCATTTATCCCGAGCGCATTAGCTACATTGAGCGGATCATCAGCTGCACAGCTTTATGCCAGCACACCGCCTATTGAAAACGCAATTTTGGTTGTTTCGGTTGAGATTTTTCAGAGCATTACAGCTCCCGGCAATCAAATCATGTCAGACACATTCCAACCGCAACCATTTATTTTAGGCCGAAGCCTTACAAATAGAGTGGTTGGGTTACTTGGGCCATTTTTGGATGTTGAGGCAATGTGCCAATGACAATTGAAGCTGACATCAGAACACCATTGCAAACAACACTTTCAACAATTGCTGCCAATGTTTATAACGGCATTCCCGAGACAATGACAAGCCCAAGCATTGTTTTAATCCCGGGAACGCCGTATTTGGAAAGCGTTTTAATCAATGGCGCAACAACTAAAGTTAAAATCAATTTGACTGTCACCGGTGTTGTTGCTTATATGAACAACGCAGCGGCTTTGGACAATTTAGAACAATTGATGATTGACATCATCAGCACAATGCCCGATGGATACGAAGTCGGCGATGTAAATCAACCCCAATCATTGGAAGTCGGTGCGGGTAAATACCTCATTGCCGATTTACAAGTCAGCACCTACTACACCAACTAAGGAGAAATCATGCCAACAACTATCGTGACCGGCAGAGATATCACATTCACCATTGCTGGTGATACTTATGATGCTCAGGCCACATCCGCAATCCTAACTATTGATTCAACAATCAATACATATCAAACTTTGGACGGCAAGGCGTATTTTACGACTGATTCGCAAGGATCGTTTGCTGTTGAAATGCTTGCCGATTGGCCAGCTGGTGGATCATTGTGCAACGCACTTTGGACAGCGGCAGACACAGCACCAAACACACCATTGGCGGTTGTCTTTACAGCTGCATCAGGATCGGTGTTTAATTTTGATGTCCAGCCAATTTTCCCATCAGCTGGAGGCACAGCACCAGATGCACAAACTGTTTCACTAGCATTCACCTGTGTGACCACACCAACACTATAAAAAGGAGATCGGGAGCATGAAACTACAAGTTACAATTGAATTCGTAACGGGGGAGAACGAAACCTATCTCGTTCTCCCACCAGAATTCATGAAATGGGAACAAAAAACTGGAAACACAATTCAGCAAATAGCCGAGAAATTGGGAATTGCCGATTTAATGTTTTTGGCGTATCACTCAATGAAGCGCGAGGCAGCCGGTAAGACTGTTAAGCCATTTGAGGTTTGGTGCGAAACTGTGATTGACATCAGCATTGGAGAAACCGAACACCCAAAAGTTACGAGCCGGGAACAATAAACCGGATTATTTGGGAATTGGCCATTGAAACAGGATTGTCACGATCAGAGTTTCAAACAGCGGAAGATGTTTTTACTGTGTATGACATTTTGAGGAGGCGCAATGGCAACTAAATCATCCAGAGACACCGGCACCTTTTCATTTACTGTTGAGCCTTTAGAATTAAAAAATCTATTTCGGCTTTTGTCTGCATTGCCAAAAGAAGTGCAAGATCAAGTCAGAACCGAAGCTCAAACAATGTCAAAAAGGCTTGCCGGCCAGCTGATGCAATTTGGCCTTGTATCTCCAACACCACAAGCAAAATTGGTAATGGATTCAATTACAACACCACGCGACCGCTTAATTCGTGTTGATATTGGTGGCACAAAGCAGGTTGGCCGTAAGTACGGCGGCAAAACAGGCAAAGGTGGCAAGCGCACAAATCAATCACGAGCCGCCGCCGGAACGCTGTTATGGGGATCAGAATATGGCTCCCATCCCGGCATTGATAGAGCTGGTAGAAGATACACAAACAGATTTAAGGCTCCAGCAAATCCAAGCGGTTATTGGATAACACCAGCTGTTGATTTTTACACGCCGGTTGTGGCAAAAGAATATATTGCAATGGTTCAAACACTTATCAGAGCGAACGGACTAGATTAATGGCAAAAATTCCAAAAGTCACAGTAACCTTTGATGCTGATTTAGATTCACTAAAAAAAGGCGTTAAAGGCGCAACAACCGAGGTTGATTCATTTGGCACTAAGGTTGGGGATTTCAGCAAAAAAGCGGCTTTGGCATTTGCAGCTGTGGCCGCTGCCGCTGGAGCAATGGCAATTAAAATTGGCGTAGATGCTGTCAAAGCTGCCAGCGATTTAAGTGAGACAATTTCAAAGGTTAATGTCTTATTTGGTGACACAGCTAAAGACATTGAAAAATTTGCAGATAGTGCAGCATCATCTTTGGGCCAAACCAAGCAACAAGCGTTGGATGCAGCTGCAACATTTGCCACATTTGGCCGAGCTGCCGGATTAAGCGGCAAAGATTTATCAAGTTTTTCAACCGGCTTTGTTTCATTAGCTTCCGATCTTGCTTCATTTAACAACACATCACCAGAGCAAGCAATCAATGCAATTGGCTCAGCATTACGCGGTGAAGCCGAACCATTGCGTGCGTATGGCGTTTTGCTTGATGATGCATCATTGCGCCAAGCCGCTTTGGAATTGGGAATTGTGAGCACAACCAAAAACGCATTGACACCACAGCAAAAGGTTTTGGCAGCTCAAGCTCTTATTTACCAGCAAACATCAGCTGCACAAGGCGATTTTGAGCGCACCAGCGATGGCCTAGCCAACAAAACACGCATTCTTACAGCTCAATTGGAAAACGCCAAAGTCACAATTGGCACGGCACTTTTGCCAATTGTTTTAGAATTGGCGACTTTGTTTTCAGAAAAAGTTATTCCCATCGTCCAACAAGTCGCAGATGCTTTTGGGTCAAATGCCGATGGTATGAGCGGTACATTGCACACTTTGGCAGATGGAATCAAAAGCTTTGTGCAACCTATTTTTGAAGGCTTCAAATCAGCTTTTGATAAAATAAAAGCCACAGTCATTGAAAACAAGGATGAATTCCAAGCCTTCTTTGATGTAATTAAGGCAGCGGCTCCAATAATTGGAACTGTGATTGGTAAAGCTTTTAGCATTATTGGTGACATTGCAAGTGTTGTTTTAAACATAATGGCAAATGTTGTCGGAGCTTTGCGAGGATTAGTCAATACAGCAATCGATTTAATAAACATTGCAATTCGAGGTTTTAACTTGCTGAAACCGGGCGCAGACATTTCACCTATTTCAAAAATTGGTACTGGTGGTTCTAGTGGTGGTTTCGCAACAGGAGGCGCGCCGGGTGCAATTTCAGGCGGTAAAGGATCAACTGGTGGAGGTGTTACCGGAGGCGTTACCGGAGGTGTTACCGGAGGCGTTACCGGAGGTGGAACGCTTGGCGGTGGGACATCGGGAGGCAGCACAAGCGGTATAGCCGCCGTGACCAAAAAAGTTACAAAAGTAATTGATGATGTTGCTGGTGCATTTGATACTTTTACAAGTGGCACAACGACTCTTGCAGGTGTTATGGCAGCTTCAAATCAACCATTCAGGTTTGGCACATCCGGAGTTAATACCAACACGCTTGCTGGAATTATGGCAGCCTCAGCCCAACCAACAGTCACAATAAATGTCAATGCTCCATCAATTATTGATGAGGAGGCATTTAGCCGAGCAACTACAAACGCTTTAAACAATTCATCATTTAGAGGTACAAACGGAGCCAACAATCTGGTGTTTTTATGACACTTTTCAATCCTGTATGGCGTGTAACCATTGGCGGCGTCCAATATCAAACAGCCATTTTGGCCAATCTAACGATCACCAGCGGTCGCACTAACATTTATGAACAAGCAAATGCGGGATACACAAACCTTGAAATAATTAATTTAGATCAATCAAATGTGCTGATTGAAATTAATGATTCACTGACTATTGAATTGCAAGATTCAACAGCTACATTTGTGCCAATCTTTGGCGGTTCCGTTGTTGATGTAGGCATTGCCGTAGCTGAGGTCGGCAGCGTGGATTATGCTCAACGCATCAGAATTGTCGCATTGGGCGCATTGTCAAGATTGCCAAAGGCATTGACAGATGGTGTTTTATCGCAAGATTTTGATGGAGATCAGATTTACACCATTTTAAAAGAGGTGTTGTTTTTGTCATGGCAAGAAGTGCCACAAGCATTAACATGGGCAACTTATGATCCAACGACCCAATGGCAAGATGCCGAAAATAGTGGATTAGGTGAAATTGATCAGCCGGGCAATTATGAGCTTGCAGCTAGGACATCCTCAGTCATTGATGTTTATTCGCTTGTTTCAGCTTTGGCCACATCAGGCTTGGGCTATATTTATGAGTCGAGCACGGGCCAAATTAGCTATGCTGATTCGACACACCGCACAACATATTTAGCCGCCAATGGCTATGTTGATCTGACTGCCAATCAAGCTTTGGCAACAGGTTTGAGTATCCAATCCCGTGCTGGTGATGTGCGAAACACCATTACGCTGAAATATGGCACGAATTCACAAAATGAGGTCAGCGCGGTTGATTCTGCATCGGTTGGCTTATATGGCCAGCTCGCACAGATTTTCACAACAACTATTAAGCATCAAGCCGATGCTCAAGATCAGGCCGATTTCTATTTGGAGTTAAGAGCCTACCCACGCTTTAATTTTAACAACATTACATTTGAGCTGACCAATCCAGAGCTTGATGATGCCGACCGGGATGATCTGATAAATGTGTTTATGGGTATGCCTGTCAATATAGCCAATTTGCCACTTAACATGAATTCAGGCGATTTTTTGGGTTTCGTTGAAGGCTGGACATTTTCGGCCAGATATAATCAAGTCAGCGTTTCAATGATTGTTTCACCGATTTCATTCTCATTGCAAGCCATGCGATGGAATGATGTGCCGGTGACAGAACTATGGAGCACAGTCAATCCAACTCTGGATTGGATCAATGCCACAATTGTGGCGTAAGGAGAAAACATGACAAATCCAACGAGCAATTATGGATGGCAAATGCCAACGGCCACAGATTTGGTCACGGATTTGCCAGCTGATTTTGAGGTATTTGGTCAAGCTGTGGATACAGCTATGGCTGATTTACTAGGTGGCACATCAGGTCAAATTCTGGCAAAAAATTCAAACACAAACATGGACTTTGTGTGGATTACAAATGATGTTGGTGACATTACAGCCGTGACAGCTGGAACAGGCATCACAGGCGGTGGCACATCAGGTGCGGTGACAATCACAAATGACATGGCAACAACAATAACCGCAGCAGGTGACATCGTTGTTGGCACAGGATCAGGCACATACGATAATTTACCAATCGGTACGACAGCTCAAGTATTGACGGCAGATACAACAGTTTCACCTTACAAGGTAAAATGGGCTACGCCTTCAAGCGGTGGTATGACATTACTTAGCACAACTACTTTATCAGGCGCGACAACACAAACAATTTCAAATATTGACCAAACTTATACAAATCTTTATATTTTAATGACTGGACTTACAAATGCAAATGCGAATGTCTATAAAGCAATTTCACCAAATGCAACAGCTAACATCACTTCATATTTTGGTACTGACGGAAGTGTCAATGTGACAAGCGATGATAATGATTCCATTTATTTGCAGCCTATAAGTTTTCAATCTACTTATAACGATGCAAACAATGTGCATGCCTTGTGGATTTATAATTATTCTAGCTCCTCTACTTATAAAACTTACATGCTCACAGGCTCGGTCTTTAATACTGTGCAAAGACCTTATATTCAAGGCGGCGGCATAATTACAAATACTGCAATTAGCAGTTTGCAATTCTTGGCTGGCAATCAAAACTGGACTGCTGGAACTGTAAAGATATATGGAGTAAAATAATGACAAATCCAATCATAAAAATACACAACACAAACACCGATGAAATAATTGAGCGTGAAATGACTGCTGATGAATATAAAGCGCATCTCATCTACTTAGCAAAATTGACTGCTATGCAAGAAAAACAAACACAAGCAGAAGCAGCCAAAGAAGCAGCACAGGCAAAACTTGCTGCACTTGGTTTTACTGCTGATGATTTGAAGGCACTTGGATTGTGACATTTGCACAAGGCACATTGCCTCGATTGATTCAGGTTGCGCTCGCCGAAGTTGGCACAGCTGAAACTGGAAACAACGAGACAAAGTATGGCAAACACATGAAAGCTGACAAGCTGCCATGGTGTGGGTCATTTCTTAATTGGTGCGCGGATCAAGCTGGTGTGAAAGTGCCAAATGTCGTCAGCACTAAAGCCGGAGCTGAGGCGTTTAAAAAAAACAAACAATGGCACGAAACACCAAAGATTGGTGATTTTGTGTTTTTCGATTTTGTTATCGATGACAAGGTGACAATCAATCACATTGGTTTAGTTATTCGGGCATCGGAAAAACAGATCGTGACTATTGAAGGCAACACGAGCGGTGCCGGAGATCAACGCAATGGCGGCGAAGTCATGGTGAAATCAAGAACTTTGGGAGCAAGGTCATTTGTTGTTGGCTACGGCCGACCAACTTATGCCCCGTTTTCGGGTGATTTGCCCGACCGACCAAAAGGAGAAAATAATGGATAAAGCAAAAGCTCTGTTGGCATCTTGGGCGCGTAGCTCTGTTGCTGGCATGTTAGCTGTGTGGATGACTGGGAATCAGAATCCAAAAGATTTGGCAATGGGCTTGGTCGCTGGATTAGTGCCAATGCTTGCGCGTTGGGCCAATCCTAAAGATGATCTTGGCTTGAAGAAATGAGTGTGGGCGAATGGACGGCGGTCGGTGGGCTTGTTCTTGCGGTGCTGACTGCCATCTATTCGTCGATGAGATTCATGGTGAAATCGATCATGCGGGAGCTGCAACCGAATGGCGGCAATTCTCTCAAGGATCAAGTGAGCAGAATTGAAAACCGATTGGATCAAATACTTCTTGAGATAGCTTTAAAGAAGTAGCGACACGCCACAATCCACGCGTGATTGTTGAAAATGTCGGCTATGCCTGTCACTCTCTATTTCGGGAGCTGACACACGGCTCCCAGAAACGGGAGCAAAAAAAATGACATCAGGTGAAATTGGATTGTTTATATTTATGACTGTGGCCTGCATTTTATGGGCCATTTGCAGCTATGCGGTTGGATATAAAGAAGGCCACAAAGATGGCTATCAACGAGGCAAGGCCGTAGGCCGCCATGCATCAGGTCAGGCGGTGCGCTAATGGCGTTCATGGACTCATACGAAGGCAACAAAGAGCGGACTGACAGGTGGATTGCCACATATCCGCAAGGCAGGCTTGAAACGCACATTATTGAATTCAACGCGGAAAAAGGATATGTGCTGGTGCAAGCTAAAGCATGGCGTAATCAGACAGAGATTGATCCGGCTGCAATTGATTATGCGCATGGATTTCTTGCAGCTTACAGCGAAAAAATGAGGCGTTGGATGGTTGAAGATACCTGCACCTCAGCTTTAATGCGCGTGATGGCTTTGGTCATGGGTGGCACAGAGAAGGCCACACAGGAGGTTATGGCGCAGGTCAATGGAAAATCACCAAAGGCAATGGATTATGACTATTGGGCAACAAAATTTGGCGATGTGCCAAGCTATCAGACCAGAGAAGAAGCCGAAGAAGTCAAAGACACAGCTTGGACAGCTGAGACTGTGCCGGGTTGCTCACATGGATCAATGCGATGGAATCAAAGCAAACCCGATGCACCAAAGCCATGGGCCGGATACTTTTGCAGCGAGAAAATCAAAGAAAAGCAATGCAAACCGCTTTGGTATGTGCTAACAAGCGATGGCACATTTAAGCCACAGGTGTGATGATGACAAAAAAACGATTAATTGTAAGCCTGTTAATTGTTGAAATGCTGCTATTGCTTGCAATGATTTGGGTGTCGGTAAAATGAGCGATTACATTGAAATCATCCATCCACAGAGCATGACAGCCAAATTGCTATGCAATGGTGTCGTGGTTGAGGAATACAAAATTGAGCAATGTGACAAATGCTCACAGCTTAGGCGATTGGATCAATTTGGTTACCAAAAAGGTTATGACCGCACCGATAACATTATTTGGTTTTGTGGTGATTGCCGATGATAGATCGCATTGAGGAGGTGCAATGCATGATTGCAGCCATATCACATTGCCATGACAAATCAGCTGACCACAGCTCACGCATAGTCAAAAACCTTTCATGGTTTGAGTATGTGGCACAAATGGGCGAGTCAATGTTGGCTGAGATGGTTGTGGCTAAGCGGTTAGGTTATGACTATGAACCTGGCATCACATGGGATAAATCAAAAGCCGATGTGGGCGAACACATTGAGGTCAAATGGTCAGCCAATCCCAACAGCAATTTGTGGATTCAAGAAAGCGATCGAGAAGATCGTGACATTGCTGTGTTAGTGACAGGCAACGCACCAAAGATGCACATTGTGGGCTGGATGCCCGTAGCGGTGGCCAAGAAGCCGCGATACAAAAACACCAGCCAAAACAACTGGACTGTGCCACAGGTCAATTTGCAACCCATTGAAACATTGATAAGGAGCAATTATGCACATCCTGCTATTTGATTGCGCTATATGTAAGAAGCTGTATGGAAAGCCTAAGCAACGCTTTGGTTTGAAGAAAGGTGCCGAATTGACAGAGCATGAGTGGTTTGCACAATGCATGGGATGCGGCACATTTGGCATCAAGATTGTGGATGATGCTCGTATTGCTGAGTTAAGTCAATGA